ATGATTAATGATTGGGAAAGGGTAGATATTATCTATGCCCTAAAGAAAAAAGGAACAACCTTGGCAGCATTATCACGACAATCAGGGCTTAATTCTAGAACATTGAATAATGCTTTAGATCGCCGTTATCCAAAAGGAGAAAAGATTATCGCGGGAGCCATTGGGGTTGACCCTAAAACTATTTGGCCATCTCGTTATATCAATCGCTAAGGAGTGGTTATGAATATGTGGTTTACAGTTCAAGAATTAACAGGCTGCCAAAGTTTTCCTAATACGGAACGAGGTGGACGTAAATTTTTGGACAAGATTGTGAAAGATAAACCTGATATCAAACGAAAAAGACAAGGAACAAAAGCATTTGAATACGCTTTTTCGGGATTACCAGAGCAAATACAAAATGAGCTTTGCCATAGATTTTCAGTATCTATTGTTAAAGCAAAACCAAAATCCCTCCCAGCCGATCTCCGTCAGGTGGAATTAAAAAACTTAACGGAAAAGCAACGTGAAGTAGCGGGAGCAAGAATGGCGTTAGTTGCCCAAGTGGCACAACTCGAACACGCTCAGCCACGTTATAAGGCGATTAAGTTCTTTTGTGAACAAATCAAACATGGTGGCATATCCGATGATTTGATGAGATTGGTGGAAACCGCCAATAACAAGAAAGGGAAAAACCGCACTTTATCTGAACGCACTTTGAACCAGTGGGTGTTGGATTATGAAAAGGCAGATACGCCTGAAGAACGATTAAAAGCCCTCGCACCAATGCAACGGGTGGCGAAAAAGGCAGAAGAAATTGTGTGGTTGCCTGACTTTTTAGCGGTGTATCGCCAAACAAATGGCATCAATGTGGCAGAAGCCTATCACTATTTTTCGGCTGAATGGGATGCACGTTTTGCAGACGAGCCGTTACGTTTAGAGATGAAACCGAGCATTGACCAAGTTCGTGCTGCGTTGGCTAAATTGCCAAAACACATTAAAGAAATTGGTCGTAAAACAGGTTCTGAACTCCGCGCCCTTAACACTTATGTGAAACGCGACTGGAGCGTGTTGCAGGTAAATGATGTGTGGGTAGGTGATGGCCATGCGATGAAATTGAAAGTCGCCCATCCTGAACACGGTCGTCCATTTATTCCAGAGGTAACGTTGATTATGGATGCCGCGTGCCGTTTTATTGTGGGTTGGTCGGCAAGCTTGGCGGAAAACGTTCTGGCGGTGGCTGATGCCTTGCGTTATGGCGTGGAACGCTACGGTATACCGGCAATTTATTACTCCGATAACGGTGGTGGTGAGAAAAACTGGATGCTTGATGGTGATATTACGGGGATGTTGCCACGTTTGGGGATTAATCACCAAACAGGGATTCCAGGCAATCCACAAGGGCGTGGGATTATTGAGCGGGTGCATCAAACAATTTTATACAAAATCGCGCGCCAGTTTGAAACCTATCACGGCACAGGGGCAGACCGCGACACTATTCGACAAGTGAGCACCGCAGTGATTTCACTGGATAAGGCAAAGCGTAAAGGCTCGACTCAACTAACGCCAAAGCAACAATGGGCCGTGGGTAAATTGCCAAGCTGGAATCAGTTTTTACAAGCCTGCCAAGAAGGCATTGATGAATACAACAATAAACACGAGCACAGAGAACTAGGGGGGATGACACCTGCACAAAAACGCCGTCAGTTGATGGAGAAAGTGAACCCTGATGATTTGGTATTTGTTACACCGGCAGAATCAAGAGATCTATTCCGTCCAAGCGTATTAAGAACGCCTGAGCGAGGTTGGTTGAGATTATTTAATAACTTTTACTTCAGTACGAAGTTGTTAGATGTGGATGGTATCGAAGTGCAAGCATCTTTTGATATACACGACCCAAGCCAAGTGATTGTAAGAAAAAAAGACGGCACTTTTGTTTGTTATGCCGAATTAGATGGCAATAAACGTGATGCGTTCCCAGTTGCCTTTGTTGAGAAAGTTCGTAAAGAGCGTCATGCACGCCGTGCGAAATTGAAACAAGAACAGCTTGATGAGATTAATGCGGAAATGAATCCGATTATTACGATTGAGCATCAGCAATCAGGTTTTGAATTGTTGAAAACACAGGCAAAACCTAAAAATGAGAAAACGCCAATTTTCTTAACTAAAGCAGATAAAGAGGCGTGGGAACAAAGAAAAAAGTTAGTAAATGAATAAGGAGAACAAGATGAAAGCACAAGAATTAAAAGCGTTTATGGATGCGCACAAGATGAGCCAAAAACAAGTGGCGAGCTTATTTGATGTATCTATTACGACTGTTAGCCAATATATCAACGGTAAATATCCAACTGATACTAAATGGCTAGATAACAAAGTGGATGAATTATTGGCACGTCATAAGGCGAAAGTGGTTGAAGCAAAATACAACAATGCATTTGTACCCACTCAAACAGCAAAACGCGGTATGGAAATTATGCACTTTGCCCACGCAGAGGGCGAAATTAATGTGATTTATGGAGCTGCAGGATTAGGCAAGACGCAGATGCTAAAACAATATGCGAAAGAACATAGTTCAGCCATTTTGATTGAGGTTGATCCAAGTTGCACACCGAAAGTGTTGCTACGCAAGATTGCTGAAACTGTGGGGGCGACCAGTCGCGGTGTTAATAATGATGTTTTGGCAAGTATTGTGGAAAAACTCAACGGTGCGGAACGTTTGTTAATGATTGATGAAGCCGAGTTACTTTCTACCCGCTCTTTGGAATTTATCAGACGTATTCACGATTTAACAAATTGTGGGGTGATTTTAGCGGGAATGCCTCGCTTGTTGGTGAATTTAAAAGGCAAAAATAACGAGTTGGCACAGCTTTATAGTCGAGTGGGTTTTGCTTGCGACCTTGGCAATGCATTACCTGAAAGTGATTTGGCGATGTTAGCAGAAAGTGCACTTAATACGAGCGAATTTAATACGGCTTTATTGAAAGCCTGTAAAGGTAACGCACGTCGATTAAGTAAGTTAATGCGCGGCGTTGTACGTTCGGCAGAGATTAACGAGACCGAAATTAGCGCAGAGATGATTGAACAATACAGCAAAATGTTAATTAGTTAAGGAGACGATTATGTTACAGGCAAAAACAACCAAACGCCTAAATAAAAACAACGCTTTAATGTTGGCTTATTTGGAACAAGTAGAAAAAGCAGTGAAACGCTTAAATGAAATGGGGCTTACTGTGGTGAATGTGCATTTTGAAAAAATCAAACCAACCTTGCGTGTGATGGCGAATGCGGTGACAGATCGCTTAGAGCGTGAACAACGCGCTTTTGTTTATCAAGTTGGACGCGATGTGGGGAGATACCAAGAAGCACAGTTTGCAATAGAAGGTATTCGAGTGATTTGGCGTAAGTATTTGAATTAGGAGGAGCGATGGCAACGCGTCGGCAAATTTATGCAGTCTATCGTGGCGAAGAGAATTTGGGTGACGGGACGGCAGAAGAATTAGCAAAGAAACTCAATGTGAGCGAAAAAACGATTTACTGTTCGGCAACCGCCGCCCGACGTGAACGTGATAAAGGTAAGCGGCTTGTAGTGATTAAGTTAGGAAAAGAGGAAATCTAAATGAAAGTAATGATTGAAGGTAAAGAATATTGGCGCGATGCAAGAGGCTATTTAACGCCAGCTGAATTGGTGAAAGACATCGACAAAGCACGTGATGTGCTTGTGCGTGAATGGGTGGAAAAAGGCGTGTCCTTAAATAAGGAGATGCGCAATTTTAAAGATGGCATTTTCGGCGATATTCAGGCATTTATTGAACTTTCGGCTGAAAAATACAATGCAAAAGTGGGCGGTAGTAAAGGCAATATCACGCTTTATAGCTACGACGGCAAATACAAAATCCAACGTGCGATTAACGATCATTTGCAATTTGATGAACGTATCCAGGCGGCAAAAGTGTTGATTGATGAGTGTTTGAATGAATGGAGCGAAGGCTCTCGCCCTGAATTAAAAGCGTTAATTGAACGTGCATTTAATGTGGATAAGGAAGGCAATTTGAACACTTCACGTATTTTGGGCTTACGCCGCGTCGAAATCCAAGATAGTCGCTGGCAAAACGCAATGCAAGCAATTAGCGAAAGCGTGCAAGTGGTAAGCAGTAAGGCTTATGTGCGACTTTATGAGCGTGTTGGCGAAACCGATCAGTATGTGCCTATTGCGTTAGATGTAGCTGGGGCTTAAAGCTTATTTAAATGCCCTTTAAATCTCCCCTAACCCCTCTTTACAAAAGAGGGGGACGGGATGAGGGGCATTAGTAATAGGTTTTAATCATTAACTAAGGAGCAATGTATGGAAAAACTACGAACCTATAAAGATTTTAGCACGTTAGCTGTTGAAATGGAGCGTGCTGGTGCATGGGCAACCGCTGAGACTGCTTGGCAGAGAGCGGCTATTGTTGCTCGAAAAAGCGAAAATGAAGAATGGGCATTAAATCGCCAAAAGATGTGTGCACATTATGTGCGTTATCCAAATAGAAGACCGGAGGTGAGACATGGCTAAGTATGTGGCACGCTTTTATTGTTTGGTTGAGGCAGTTGTTGAAGCTGAAAGCAATGAAAAAGTGTTAGATATGTGTGATTTAAATGTGTGTGATGTCAATAAACTGCCACACACCATTACAGAAATTGACGATGTGGTTGAAGTGGAGGAAGTATGACTGAGCAAGAAAAAATGCGCTTAGACGAGCAATTAGAACAAGCGGCAAAACAGCTCACACACGCGCTCCGAGCTTTACGCACAGGGCAAAATCAACACGCAGCGGTTTATGTTGGCAACGTACAAAACTTGCTGCCAGGTTTAAGAATGAGATTGGTGAGATAAGGGAGTAGAAAATGAGTGAAAACAATGGATGGATTAAGTGTTCGGAGAGATTGCCGGATACATTTACAGGTTTTGATCTTTTAGTTCGTTCGTCACCTGTTTTGGTTTATGGCAAATATACCTCTGGCGAAAAAAACAAAATTTTCGGCGCGCAAATATTTGGTAATAAGTGG